TTATAGCCGTCATCATCAGTGCTATTCCACATATTTTTAAACCATTGCATAAAATCGTTCATATCATTAGTTTTTCTACTCTTCTAATTGTTGCATCATCAGGGTCTGTATGATGAAACTTGTAATAAGCCTCTTTCCAAGCATTTAAATCACCTAAGCCAACTTTATGTAATACCTTGTCAGAACCTCTTTGAGCAAACATATTAGCTAAAAATACTGAATCTGCCTGTGCATCTGTCCATTCTTGAGGGTTTCTTGGAATTTCTCTTATTTCTTCTTTAAAAAACCCCATATTGTACATTCTGTTTTTAGCTGTATCTACAGAATCATCTGTAAATTGATAAACCCCTTTAGCAGAGGTTGTTTTCGCTGCTGCCATAGGATTGTTATCAGATTCTATTTGTCTAATACATCTAGACCATTTGAAGATATTGTCACAAAAACTGCTAATATTATCAACTTTTAGCCTTCTGCACTGTTTTTTTAAGAAAAATAAAGGTATGCCGTTAAATTGCTTCATACTGGAAAGAATCCCCTGCTATACCCATTAAACCTTGCCCAAAAGCTTTTAATATGTCTCCACGTTTATTTTTTTTCTGGTCTGCAACATAATCACCTACATCGCCATAACCTTCTTGATAAGACTTTAGGTTAGTCTTTTTAATACTTTCTAAGTCAGTTGTACCATATGTTTCCATTAGACGTTTTCTGTCTGATGCCGCTTCTTCAGGGCTTCTACCATAATCATCTTCATCTTCCCATGGATTAAAATCGTCACCTGTATCAACTTGAGCTTTAAAAAGGTTTTGTTTTCCTAATGTAGTAGCAGTATCTGAATAAGGGTCTCCTTGATTTACATCTATAGCATCTATTAATCCATTATCAGTATCGTTTGCAAATGCATCCATAGATTCACCTAAACCTGTACCACTTCCAGATAAAATAGACTCTGAACCTTCAGATTGTGAGTACATATCAGTTACATACTGTCCATCTAGACCTAAAGACTCTGTAGTAGGCACTCCTCCCCAGTCTGGTATAAGACCTTGTTTTCCAGAAAAATATCCTCCTAAATCTAGGTTTTTCGAAAAAGTATTTGATAAATTATCGAACCACCCCATTAAGAGCCTATTCCTAATGAGTCCCAAATCTTACTAAGCCATCCACCATCATCACCTTCTTCATCTTCATCAAGGTCCATCATAGCATTTTTCCCCATATCAGTATTTATCATACCTAAACCAGCAGCTCCTGCTGAATATCCTCCACCTCCAGTGTAAAGGTCTATATTCTTAACGTCAGCATTACCTTCTTCTTCTACGGGAGTTCCATATTTGTATGATTCTAATCCCATTTGCTCTCTTCTTTGGCTTATAGCTTCTCTATATAGTTTTTCTGTCTCAGGACCCCAAACTCCATCTACATCTGCTCCAATTGCAGATTGTATAGCCTTAACTTGGTTTTTATCATCAAAATCTATATTGCTAGTATCAAGTGATTTACCTGTAGGGGCGTATTGCCATGCCTCAGCCATACCAAATAGATTCTTTTTTATACCTGTACCACCTTCAGGTGTTTTATCTAATCCCATATAATTACCAGATTCATCATAGTAATTTGGATAAAGGGCTTTTCTAGGAAAGCCTTCTTTGTTTTTCATTGTTCTATCAAAAGGAACTCTAGGTGTCCCAGGACCGTAAGGCTTATTTGCCATTTTTCTCTCCTAATTCTTTAAACGTTTAAAAAAAGTGTATATATACTGCTATAATTTACAAAATATAAAAAGTATTATACAAGAAAAAAGATACTATAGCCTGTAATTACTAAGTATATAGCGTATCTTTGTCTTTTATCTTAAAAGTACTAAGTATCGCTACTTACTATCGATTACTTACTACGTAGTAAAATAACCCAAAAAAAATATTTTGCAAGTGTTTTTTTAAAAAATCAAAAAAAAGTCAAATATCCCACCCTAAACCGTTGAAAAACAGGCATTTCTGAAAAATTATCACAAAAATGAGTGCAGGTGATATGTATTGAAGGGCACCCCTCAAAAAAAAGCCCTATAGGGGTCACTTTATCGTTGGGCTTTTTTTCTCAGGTAATAAATAAAGCCACACGGCTTTATTTAACGACTGTTATCTTTGATTCTTATAACTTTATAAAGGAGAGATAATGAAAAATTTATTTCAATATGTTGTAAATATCATCAAAGATAATGCAAATGTCTTTAATGGTAAGAGTGTTGCTGATATTTCTAGTGAAATCAAAGATGATGACGGCGTTGTTATTGGTATCAAATTTGATTGGAAATATTCTCATTTGCTTGATAGAGGTGCTATCACAGATTTATTATCTGATAGTTTGTGGTCTGTTGCTCCTCCAAAGCCATATCAAAACGATATGAATGAAGCAAATGATTTAAAGCAAACCTATGTTCCTTCTGTTGTATTATGGAAGCAAGAAGATAGGTCAACTGCAGATAGTGCTGACGGTTGGAACGCTTACGAATAGTAAGTGATTGTTTGAATAGATAGAGAGTGTATTTATATGCTCTCTATTTATTCTTATTTTTTTTATAAAGTAATACATAACAGGGGTTGTTATGGTAGATTTAAATAGACACAGATATACAAATAGAATGAATATAGGTAGCCATAAGGTGAAGAACCACAGAAAGCAAGTAGCGAAAGCAAAAGTTAGTAAGAGTTCAAGGGTAACAGAATTAAATGACTGTTACTTTTGCTTTGCATTGGGCAGAATACAATGCATATTCTATAAACTCGAGATTATCTGTGTCTATTTATTATTAAATTTGAAATTGGGGTGCAGTTATGAGCCTTATTACCCAAATCATACAGTTATAAAAGCATATTGAACGAGTAAAGCAAAAGAAAATGGACTATCATAAGCGAAACCTTTCGAGGGAAAATGAGTAATGATATAAATTAGTATAATGTGTGGTTTAGTAAATATGCTTTTATTTCATAGTCCTAGGAGAATGGTGGAGGACTTAAAAAATAGCTACCATTGTGATAGTATGTTAGGTTTGCTAGTACCTAACAGAACTCATATTCTCCCTACTCCGTAGCCGATAACACAGGGGTTTTAATGCTGTGTAACTAGCAAATGACATCGTGAACAAGCGGGCGATGACACAGAGGTGATAATCCTAATCCTCAGAATAAATTAAATAATAGACAAATAAATTAACTAAGGAGACAAAATGAAAGAATATTACATTAAAAATATGTTAAGTGGTTTAGTAACAATAGTAGTATCTAGAAATAGATATAATGCTATTAAAAAAGGCATAAAATATTTTGGTGTTAATCAAGTAAGATTGTGCAATAGATAGTGGTAATGGTAACAGACCACTTTAATCAAAGAAGCTATAAAAAACAGTGAAAATACTAGTAGTAGCTGAGCCTTTGTTACATACAAAATAAATATAAAAAGACTATTTAATGCACCGTGGCCTACCTTGAGTGGGACGATAGATAGCAGACGGTTAAGTTTAGGAGACGAGGCTATCCTGCCTAAACCGAAATGATGTTAGATAGTCTTTTTATATTTTAAAATTAATAGACAAACAATAATTAATTAGAGAGGTGAGGTGTGATAGAATCACGATGGGGGTGTAAGTAATGGTCCAGGTGAAAATCCTGATTTAGCCTCTCTAATAAATTAAATAGGAGATAAACTATTAATGAAGTTAAATCTTAAAGATGGTGAAATTATTAGAATATGTATAAAATGTGGGAAAATACATCAAATAAAAGAAGATAATTTAGAAGGCAAAAATTATGTATCTCCTACATTTATACCAAATTGTAAACAAATAAATTAAAGAAGAAGGAGAAGCAATGAGCAACAAACAAAAAACAATATGTAATATTTATTTTGGATTTATTCTGCACGTTTTATTAGCAACGTGTAGTTTAGGAATAGTTTTATTATGCTTAAAATTAACCAAATATGTATACAATATAGCATTTTAATAACTAAAACAACAATTAAGCGAGAGTGACTATTATCGTGAGAAATAGCATGGTTTTTAGACAAAGGTCGTTATATACCTTCATGTCTCCTTTCAACCAGGTTGGCTCTCGCTTAATAATTATAGGAGAAATTATGGACAAAGAAAAAGCTTTATATCAAAGTAAAATAGCAATATTAGAAGGTAATTGTGCTAAATATTCATATGCATATGATGTGCTAATGACATATTTTGACAAACTACCTGATGATATTCAAAGAATTGTTCATAAGCAATTAAAGGAGGTTGACTTATGATAGAAAAAGAAGAAGAATGGTATAGTGTATGTTGTTATGCTCCTCCATTGTATGATATAGACACTAGTTATAGTGAACCAATAGGTTTATGTATGCATTGTAGAGATAATACAACATTTGAATTAATAAAGGAGGAAGAATAATGTGTTATTGGGAAGATAAAGCAGATATGTATATTGATTCGCAGATAGAAATACAGAAACAATTTAGCAGAATTGCTAAATATAACAAAAACGAAATAATCCTTAAGGAGGGAAATAAAAATGGCAAACGATAGTATAACAATCAACTTGTTAGAAAACGGAGAGTTCGCATCTAGAGAAACATCATCTAAAACAGTAGGTGATTTAAGAAACGAACTAGACATACCAGCATCAGCAAATGTTATGGTAGCAGGAACTATTAGACAAAATGATTTTGAATTGTCTGATGGTGCGTTAGTAGCCTATGCAAGTAATAATAAAGTAGGTGGATAGTAAGTAAACGATAACTTTAAATGAGAGATGTAAGTCCCGAGAAGACACTCGTAGATAAGCCTGTAACGTTGCAAAATCAGGTTATAGAAATGTTCAATCTATATTAAATATCCTGAAAACGTAGGCATTCTCTCATTTAATACAAAACGAAGGAGATAAAATGGCATTTTATAATGGTAATTCATATTGTGATGTAGAAAGTTTAAGTTATTTATCTGATTTAAGTCAAGATGACGCTAATTTATTAGCATGTGGTCCTCAAGATTTATTTTTTGATAAATTAGACATGCTCAATCAAGAATTGAATGCTTTTGGCATAAGTTCTATTGATGTAACAAATAAATGGAATTGGAAACCAGGTTCATATGACAAAATTAAAGAGTATATGTATAAAAAGCTCGAATTAAACAAAAAAGCAATGGGTGTAGATAGAATAATGATGAGAGCCCAAGATAATATGAATTATATGAACTACATTCAAAGAAGAGCAAGAGAAATAGAGCTTGAAAAAGGTAATCTTAAGCAGTTAGGAGTTAGCAGAGATACAGATGTAGAAGCATTTAAAGAAAAGTGTGTTGAATTTGTAAATAAATTACAACAAGGCTGTATTAATGCTAAAAAATTAACTGAAGATAAGGTTATTATAGACCCTTATATACAAATAAATAGTAGAAATCAATCTAATTTATATTTAGATATTACATTAAGAAATTTAATACTATCTGTATATGATGGAGCAGAAAATCCTAAATTAGTTCAAGAAATACCTATGTCAGATATAAATATTATATTTGGTATATCTTTAAGGCATATAATAAATGATATAAAAGCTCAGTTTAATCTAAATGGCAAATATAGGTCAGGAGGATTAAATTTAAATCATCCTTATATAGCAAGTGGAAGATATAACACTGAAAGATATGGTACAGTTTGTTTAGATTCTTTTTATGATGATGTAGTTAAATCAGTTAAAGAACTAGATATGGTTAAATTGTCAATGATATTGATGCAATGGGCTCAATATTACAATTTTAAAATATCTAATCCATACAATCAACCATATATGTCTCACATAGGTATGCCTAACAGTTTTTCAGAAGAATATAAAGCATTATGTTCTTCTTCAACTGTAGCAGATTTTTGTTCTAATAGATTGTACAATTTTGGAACAAACTTAAAAATGGATAATTTCAGTAAAGATAAAATAATGATTGACGCATGTGATAAAGTTGATTGCTCTCTTAAAGATATATGTGAAAGACATGTAAGAGCTAAAGAAAGACAAGAAACTTTAAATACCGAATTTGGTTATATGGCACAATCATTATCTTATAAAATAATAGAGTATTTATTTGACAAATATGAAGATGATGATTCAAGTATTACTTATCAAATAAATGAAATAACTGGTGGAGACTTGTATCCAAATTCAGAAAACGATGAATTTAAAGATGATTGCTTTAAAACATTATTATGGTATTATGCTAACTTTAAAGGAAACGATTTCTGTAGATACACTTATTCATTTTTAGAAAGAGAAGGGTTGATTGAACTAAAGAAAGAAGAAGACAAAACACCATCTGTAACTGATATGGATGAAGAGCAACTTAAAACGATAATGAAAACATGGGCAGATTCCCAAGGAGGTGTGTAATGGAGTTAGAAGAAATATTTTATATCAATGAAAAAGATTGGTATAAATTACAAGGCTGGGCTAAACTGGCTTACGATGAAGATAAAAATGAAATATCTGGATTAATGACAGCAGTACCACAAGAAGATGGTAGATTTAAAGTGGGAGATGTTGAGATACTAAAACAAGAAAATACAGGAACTAATACAGAATTAGATGGAGATGCTGTTAGTGCCTATATGATGAAACATGGTATGAAATACAATAATACAGATATGAAGTTTGTTTGGTGGCATTCACATCATACCATGGGAGCGTTTTGGTCTGGAACTGATGAAAATGAAATCAAAGCATGGAAGAATAGTAGTTTTTCTTTGGCTTTAGTTATCAATCTTAAAGAAGAGTATTTATTTAGAGTTAGTTTTTGGAAGACAAATGGTCTACCAATTGAACAGCATATAGATACTACTTTAACTATAGAAAGAGAAGAGCCAAAAATAAAAATAACAAAGGCAATGCAGAAACAATATGAAGAGCTATGCTCAAGTCCTGTACAAATAAGAAACAATTGGCAATATGGTGGTTATATGAATTATAATAACACAAGACAAACCAATATATGGACAAGAGATGAAGCTAGTTTAAATATGGAATCTGCATATGGTCAATTGCTTGAAAAAATAGAAGGATTGCAAGATGGTTTTATGGATGGAACAATAAAAATCAAGCAATTCAAAAACTCAATTAAAGAAGCTAATAAAGTATGCAAAGACAATAAGTATCCTTTCAGATTAATAGAACATAATCTAAAATCTGAAGAACTTATGAGTTTGCTAATGACTAAATTACCAAGTGAATTGATTGAGTTTGATGATAATAAAATAAAAGATGAACTAGAAACAGAAGCTTGGAACAATAGCTTTAGGGGGTTTGGATGGCAATAAACATGAGAAGTAGAGGGTTAGTAGACAACCTTAATCAGTTCAATTATCATATATTAGGTTGCGGTGCTATAGGTAGTGCCGCAGCCCTCCAACTATGTAGGATGGGTGCAGAAAATTTCTGTTTATATGATAATGATGAAGTAGATACAGGTAATATAGGTGTTTCACAATATACTATATATGACGTGGGTTATGCAAAAGTAGATATGTTAAAATCTAAACTAAAAGATATAAATGACTCAGTAGAAGTAGTATGTATGGAAGAAATGTTTAGCAATTACGTGTATATGGACGACAATGACATAATAATCCTAGGTTTTGACAGCATGAAGTCTAGAATGGATGCTGTTAAAGCAATAGGCAAATGGAAACGTTCTAAACCGTATGCTTTAATAGACGGAAGAATGGGTGCTGAGCATTATCAGCAATATGTTATTTTAAAACCTACTTTAAGTAAGTATGAACAAGTATGGTATCCTGATGAAGAAGGTAGTGAAGAGCCTTGCAATATGAAGGCAACAAGCTATTGTAGCAATATGTCTGGTAGTTTTATTGCAAATGCCGTCAGGAAAATAATAAAAGAACAACCATATGAGGAATTTGTGTCATTTCATTTTCCTACTATGTCAATAGAAAAAACTACTTGTTTATATAAGTAGATAGTATTAACTTAGTAAGCTTGAGAGAGCCAACAACTGGTCCTATAAGTCCAAGTGATAAATGTTATTATCAGAGTATTAACTTTACCTCATTATAGCTACTTGGCAAAGGAATATGTGAGGTTCTCTTAAGCCCTTTCGTAGGGGATAAATTAACAAGGAGAAACATAATGGCGTTAAAGAAAGTCAAAAGGAAAGCTGTCTCTCAAAATCCTAAAGTAATGTTACTTTATGGAGCACCAAAAGTAGGGAAAACAACAGCTTTAAGTCAATTAGAAGATTGTCTTATAATTGATACAGAAGATGGTGCAAATATGGTAGAAGGTTACATCGAAACTGCAAATGATAGAGAAGATTTTATTAATATTCTCAAAGAAGCAAAAGATGGACACGACTACAAATATGTAGCTATAGATACTATAGATAAAATAGCTATGTGGGCAGAAAATACAGTATGTCAAGAAGAAGGAGTATCTGCCGTATCTGACCTAGCATTTGGCAAAGGTTTTGGTATGGTAAGAGAGAAAGTTCTAAATACTGTAAATGCTCTTAAATCAATATTTCCTCATGTAATTATCATCGGACATAGGAAATGGGCTAAAGCCGTAGTAGATAGTAAAGCAATAGTAGAACCAGAAAGTCTAGATTTAACAGGTAAATTAAAGAATATGTTAATGGCAGACTGTGATGCTATAGGCTATGTCTACAGAGATGAAGAAAAAGGCGATTTAATGGTATCATTTAAAGCAAATGAAGCATTAGAAGCTGGAAGTAGAAGTCCTCACTTAAAAGGTAAGGATATGAAGTTAACTTGGAATAATATATACAAAAAGGAGAATAAATAATGGCGATATATAGACCACCAATGACAGAGTCAACAGGCGGAAACAAATTTACAGGTATCTGTAATTTTGGAATAGTAGGTTACGAAGATAAATCAGATATGTTTGATTGGGCTGATTTATACTTAGAAATAGAAGTCAAACAAGAACATAGTGACTACACTAGAAAACTGCAAATAAAAGGTTCTTTTGAAAAAGATTCAGCAGGTAATATAACTGGTGGTAGTGTTCTTAAAAGACTTTATAATTTCTTTGATGCTATTAGTTGCACAGCTGGCTTGAATATTAAAGGCGAATGGGAAACTGAAGAAGGTCATAAAATAGAAAATATAGCTAATTATCTTAATGAAAGAGGTACAGATGGAACAGCTCAAGAAATGCCTGTTTATAGATATTTGGCTTATTTCTATAAAGAACAACCTAAGAAACCAGGAGCTAAATCATATGTAAATGTTTGGCCTAAGGTATACTTAGCATCAGAAGAAAATTCTGGAAAACTACAGAAAGATATAGATTGGTTAAAAGGTAAAGGTTATCTTAAGGAATTAAGTGACGAAATTACACAAGCTCCAATAATGAATGGGGACGGTTTATCTAATCTATGAACTACGTTGAAATAGCTAAAGGAACTCCTTTTAATAGAGGAATCATCATACCTATTGATAGGTTAGGAAATCATATAGGGGAGGAGCCTGTTTATAGAAGTGTTTATCTATACGATGAATCAGCTTTTGAATATGTAAAAGAAAATGGCAGTTTAAAGAATTTCTTTGGTGTCAGATACATAGACAAAATACCTGTAGATATAGACAAGCAAGACAGGAGTGATGAAAGAACTTTAGATATTTTAAGAGGTATTATCCTAGAACTAGAGGATGCAGATATTGGTTGTGGGAGCTTCCAATCTTATTTCTCTGGTTCTGGATACCACCTCATTTTATCAGGAGAATTGTTCAATTTTCAGCCAGGAAATGATTTGCCTTTTATTGTTAAACAAACAATGAAAAAGTTAATGCCAGATATTGATTCCAGTATTTATATGAGAACTGGTATCTACAGACTTCAGCATACTATAAATCAAAAAACTGACTTATATAAAATTCCATTAACTCGAAATGAAGTTATGAATAAGAACCCTGATGAAATCTTTGAACTCGCCAAAACTCCAAGAATCGATTTTCCTTATATAAAGTTAGGAGGAAATGGCGAGTTTGAAGATAGAATAATCAAAGAAGTTCCTGATGTTCAAGTGTTTAACAAAATATCAGAACCGAATAAGATAATACCTTGTGTTCAGTCTATGCTTAATCAAGGAGCAAGAGAAGGCAGTAGACACATTACAGCTATGAGAATTATTAGCCATTTTAAAAGACACGGAATACCAAGCCATTATGCAAAAGTATGTATGTTGCATTGGAATAACAAAAGTATGCCAGAGCAACAAGTAATGGAAATGGTAGAAAACGTGTATAATAGAAATTATAAATATGGTTGTCAAGATACTGTAATGTTACAGCATTGTAAAACGCAATGTATTCACTTTCAAAGAAAAGACTATTTAGTAGATATAAAATCAGCATCAACAATGCAAGAAGAACTATCTGAACGTTTGACTACTGACTTTAGTGGTAAAACTATCGATTTAAGTAAAGCATTAGGATTAGATGTTGAGTCAACTATATATCCAGGAGAACTAGTAACTATATTCGGGCCTACTGGTTCAAATAAAACTACATTTGCTCAAAATTTAGCATTAGGTGTAGACTTTGTCAATAACAAGATTGTAAAAGAATGGCAAATACCCACCTTATTTCTAAGTCTAGAGCTATCTTCTTGGTATATGCATAGAAGACATCTGCAAATAGTATCAGCTAAAACAAAAGAACAAGTAAACGATAATTACCAAGTATTATACGACACGCATAAAGACGAGTTAGAGCACATTATGGTGCAAACTATATCTCCTACTTTAGATAAGATATATGAAAAAGTTAGAGAATTACAGCCACAATTAGTTATTGTAGATTATATTGATTTAGTAGATACTCCAGTTAGTTATAGAGGAGAATACGAAAAAATCAAATATATATCTCACGGATTATCTAATATGGCTGTAAACAACGACTTAATAGTAATTCAAATATCTCAAGTAAGCAGAGAATATAGCAGAAATGAAGTTCTTGACTTGTATGCAGGTAAAGGGTCAGGTGCAATAGAAAATGCCTCTAGAAAAGTGATTGGTCTAAATGGACAATCAAAATCTCCAACAAGAGCAGTAAGGCTTTTCAAAAACACTGATGGCGAATTATTTGATACTGAAGTTGAGTGGACACCTAGTTTTAGATTAAGGAGGACACATGGGTAAAATAATCGGAGTACTATTCACAGAAAGAAAGTTTATCATATTCTTATTTCAGATATTTAGAATAGGAATAATTAAATCGAAAATAACAAGAGGTATAACTAAAAGAAGTATACTTTTAGGGATATGGCGTTTTGATTTCGAATTAGGAGTTTCTTTCTTGAAAAGCCATAAAGCATTCTTACCTACAAGAGGCGAATATGGACAAGCGTAAAACAAACAAACCTTTAAGGGGGCGAAAGTCCCCTAAAGGAATTACAATTTGGGAAAATAAGTTCAATAAAAAGTTGAAGAGACATCATAAACATTTTGCTAAAAAAGTGTTTCATAGATTAATGAAGAAATCATCAACTTTAAGAACTACCTTAAAAAGAAGGAGCAAAGAATATGAAGTTGAATTTAACATTAGTCTTAATGAAGTTAGAGAAATTCTATACAAAGCTTATGGAAAAAAATGTAGATATTGTGATAGTAGGCTACTTGTCAATAATATGGCATGTGACCATATCCATCCTTTGTCTTTGGGCGGTAATTCAACTCCTCCTAATCTTCAAATGATTTGTATGAGGTGTAATACTAGAAAAGGACCTTTAACAGACAAAGATTTTAACAAACTCTTAAGATGGCTTAAAAGACAAAATATAGAGCTTTCTAAATACGTATTAAGAAAACTATCAAGTAGAGATTTTTAGGGCAAACGACACGCCAACGGTGAGCAGTTGGAAAAAGTAAGCAAGGTTAGTCTTACGGATTTTTTTAGCAGTCGGATGCTAAAAGTAATATCAATCACTAGTTTGCCCTAAAAAAGTAAGGAGTATTATGATACATGTAGATGATATAAAAATATGGTTAGAATTATTAGAAGAATCTAGAGATGAACTTCTAAGAATATATGGGGACAGGGCTATAAAAGGCATTCCTTTATATGAAAGATTAAATAAAGCAATTAAGAAAGCGAGGGAATTATGAGTAAAAGAAACTGGGGTAAATCTACATTAAAATATTGCCCTATAAATAAAAAAGTTTGGCAACAAAAAAGAAATGGAATGGTTGTATCATACGTAGATATGCCGACATATGGATTAAAAAGGGAGGAAATGCCTAATGGCCAGACCTAGAAAAGTAAACAACACATTTTGGTTGAGGTTTACTAAAAAATACTTTGGATATTCAGTAGATTATTTGGCTGAAAAATACAAAGTATCTAAAAGAACAATATGGAGATACTTAAAATGATAAATCTGAAAGGAGTAGATGTGGCAGAAAAGTTAAAAGAATATCAAGCTTTAAAATACAATAAAGACAATAAATTTGACGTTGATTTAGAGTTTGGAGAAAAGTTTGAAAAAAGTTTAGCTAAAATACTTACACTAGGTAAGATAGAAGTTAAAACTGAAAGAGATAAATGGAAGAAAACAGGCAATATAGCAATAGAACTATCTTCTAGAGGCAAATTAAGTGGGCTAGTTACTACAAAAGCTGAATGGTGGTGTCAAGTACTCACTATTAAAGGCAATATTGTAGGTATCTATATGGTTCCAGTTAAAAAGCTTAAAAAAATAGTAAAACATAGCGTAGAATTTGGTAGAGGAAGGATGGTAATGGGTGGAGATAATGATACAAGCGAAATTGCATTAATACCATTAGAGGATTTGACTAATGGAATTTGAGAAAAACAAAAAGTATTTTTCTTGCTTGAAGGAGGAGAGAGAAGGAAGATGGGTATGCGAAAATCCCTTATTTGTGTGCGGAGATAAGGGATTATACCCTATTTATAGAGCAAATGGAAGATATGGAATACTAAACAAACATTACCATGAACTAATACTAAAACCTATTGATAAAGAGACATTAGATATGTGGGGAACTAAAGCAGAGGCTGGAAATAAAGGAGCTAAAAACATAATGAAATTTAAGGAGGAAGACAATGAATTTAAAGGACTTTAAAGTAGTTTGTAGACTTATAGATGATATTATAGGTATCAAAACAAAGCAAGGAAATACGCTTAAAAAGGCGATAAAAAACTATTTTGATACTAAGCCTATAAGTGTTAAATTAGTAGCGAAAGAGAACATATCTTTTAATATAGCTGATATATCTAGGCATTCAAAAGCCGCTGATGAAGCTATGGAAAGATATACAGAAAAGTTAAAGTTGGAAACTGAGAAATTAAAGAAAAAAGGGGAGTTCTGTGGAATATCAGGTTGAGACACTTGATATTCACAGTTAGTGAATTATGGCAAAATTTAAAAAGAAACCTACTATAAGAGAAATAGCAGGTATTCAAATAGAGTTAAACAGAAGGTTAAACGGAGTAATGAACCTTTTAAGTGAACTAGAAAAAGCTTTTGGACTTTATGTTGAAATGAATAAAGACGTTGACAAATTCAGTAAATATATAGAAAAAAAGATTAAAGAAATGAAGGAAATGCAAAATGACGCAACTGGAAATGAAGAATCTGATAAACAAAATATTCAAAAAGATTCAGACGACAAGGGAAGCAGGACAAAAAGAGTACGCAAGAAAAAGTGATAATGCGTTTGCTAACTTTGAAAGAGTTGGTGAAAACCTCGGAATAGACAAAAAAGAAGTTTTACTTGTCTATTTATTAAAGCATATTGACGGAATATGTTCATACGTAAAAGGTCATAAAAGTCAAAGAGAAGATGTAAGAGGGAGAATAACTGATGTTATTGTTTACTTATGTCTTCTTTGGGGGATGGTAGAAGAAAATGATTAAATGCCCTATATGTAGAGAACTCATAACACCTTCGTCATTAACCTACAAAATATCTTCAGGATTTCAAAACGAAGATGGAAGTTATTACGAACAAGCAACAATCATAATACATAAAGAATGTAGTTATGATTACCTTTATAATCCATTCGAAAAATTAGAAGAAGACATTAAGAATAGTTAGAATATATCTATACTTTTGCCTGGAGTAATGGGCTCATAGTTTTCTTCTCTCATTCTTTTAGCATGTTGAGAGAATCCAGTTAATGGAAATCCGAATACTTTTTCAGGTATTCTCATAGGGTTTTTAAATATGTTTTGCTCTGGATGAAGTAAATCTCTACCCATTCTTCCAAAAGGAAACATAGTCCAAATATAATAATCAGCTAATTTAGTATAATCATCTTCAGCAAACTCCCTGATTATAGATATAGGGAATCTAGCAATAGGAGGAGTTATCATTTGAAGAGGAGCAATAGCACTTGGATATGTTCCAAAAAATGCTCTATCTCTTTCTTTTTCATCTCCAAATACCCATTGTGCAGTATCTTGAATCCAGCCATATGGAGCTGGAATAGTTTGCTCAAACATAGAATACATAAATAAAGAACCTAAAGCCATTACAAATAAATCAGTAGTCATCATTCTTTCAAACTTTTTCATTCCTTCACTTCCAGGCTTATATCCATATCTTTTTGCAAGTTTTCTTACATCATTTCTGAATCTAACAGCATTCCAAGCCCATAATTGGAAACGTGTCATTGTTTTTCCTAAAGCAGAACGAGCAAATGCAGGTCTAAATGGAGCAGAATACAAAAATTGTGTAGCCTTTACACCTTTTTTAGCAAGTTCTATTAAAATAGGGCTATCTGGGTTTTTAATTGAACCTCCAAATCTTTCCCACGCCTTAATATAATGAGCCAAATAAGCATCTCTTCTTAATCTTCTTTCTGGAATTGACATAAACTTAGCAGCTAAATCCATTATAGGTTTAGTTACTCCGTGTTTTTTACGCAATGCTTCTAATTCAGCTTTAGCAATTTCTTGACCACCTTTTGCTTTTGCAGATACAGCATCTATAAATTCTTCATTTTTTATTCCTCTTAAAGATTTGTCTAGCCCTAGTTCATGTTTAGCTAGTTCAACCTGTATTCCATGTTCATCTAAATGCCTTATAACACCCTCTTCATTTTCAAATTTTCTATTAATTGTTTTAAGATATTCATAGTCATAAGCTTTTCTTAAAGGCTCATATCCAGCAGATTGGAATGTATGCATAGTTCCACCAAATATATTATTAATAGGAGTTTTAGGATGCGTCATTAAAGTAGCTAATTGGAATCTAGCCTCTAAAGTTCCAATTTTTTGAACATCATAATTATCTAATTGCTGAAGTTCTTTAGGAAGTTCTTTGTCTTTATTTAGTAAGTTTAAAGATTCTCCAATTTTATTAAGCCTATTGGCAAATATATTATCTGCAAACCAACCATAAGGAGTTGTGCTTACATGCAAATTAGGGTTATTCCAAGCCTCTGAGCTTACGATACTAGGAGCTCCCATAGCCTCTCTAGTATATTGCCTCCAAAACCAGTCCCAATTTCTTACAACTTCTAATGCATCTTCATAATCTTTTTCTTTGCCCTTTTTAGCTTCTTTAGTTATTTTATTAAACCACTTAGGATTTTCAGCAATTTTTTGTGTATTTCTTTTATGCATATTATGCAAAGTTTCTCTAGTAATCAAATTTGTCATAGTATCATAAAGATTTTTAGTTGCATTCTGTATATAGATACCATGAATTACAGGGTCCATCATATAATCTAATTTATGATTTTCTCTGCTTCTTTGATTGCCAGTTCTTCTTGTTATTGATTGTAAATTAGCAGTATTTAATCTGTCTGTTTCATATTCAGCCAATTCATCTTTAACTCTTTTAAACATCATTCTATCTAAAGTTGTAATATAATCTTGATTTCTACCTAAATCATAATCTCCATTTTGAAATTTATATTTCATAAAGTTAGCTTTCATTTCTTGAACGTATTCATTAGATATTTTTTTATACATTTTGCTATCAAGAGGTACACCTTCTAATTCTTTTTCAAATTTAGCTCTAATTTCATTTTGTTCTTTCATCATTACTTCTTTACTTGCTTTAGTATCATTGAAATAATGAGGAATATAACCTTTTCTGTATCCAGTTTCAGGAACAATTAACTTTTCAAGAGTTTTTAGTTTCTTCTCTGTATCTGGTTTGTAGAACTTTTGTTCTTTTTTAGACAAATTAAAGTATTCTTCAGCAGAGATTATTTCTTCTGTAATTTCTCCAGTTTTCTTATCAACAATCTCTTTTATATATTGTTCTGTTTTTAGATTTTCTATAGCCATAGAACGCATAAGCTGACGCATTCCATCACTTCCAACATTTAAAGCAAAATCTAAAGCTTTATCAGGCCCTTTTGCCCAAGCTGTTCTTAAATCTCTCATAAACTTTTTAACATCAAGTCTTCGTTGAGTTTGTAGTTTGTCATAATAACCTAGAGTATAATCAACTAAAGGATGCTTAGAGTAAAATCCATTTCCTACATCATCGTATTTTTCTTGTTCTTTTTTACTTAAAAGATTCCATTCGTCTTTATGTATTTTGTCAAACACACCGCTATTTAATTCGAATAATTTTTCATATTTAGATTCTATTGTTTTCATTAAATGATTTACGACTTGCCAACCTTTATAACTTCTTCTTCCAGAGCCATCCATATCTAACATATAATCTTTCTGAAACAAAGGGGTTCTTCCACTAGCAGTAGTTCTCCAGCCGTATAAATCTCTTAGTTTTTCCCACTTTTGAACATATGCTTGTTTTAATTCTGTATTATCTAATAATTCTCGTTGTTTTAATTCTATTTTAGCTAAAGCTATATTATGCAATGCCATACCATCTTTTGTTTGATTTAGAAAGTTTATATCTTCCATAAATTCATTTGACAATCTAGCGGAATGTGCTTCTTGCATAGAAGTCATTCTGTGTATTTGACTTTGTAATACTTCTCCCCAGGAAGTAGGATAAAGCATATCAACTTCTTTAGCTTCTTTACCAGCCCAATCTTTTAGAAACCCTTTTCTTTGCATAAAAACTATGTCTTCAGCCATTTGTTCATTAGATACCATTAAAGGAAACTGCATTTGATTTCTAGCTTTTAAAGATAATCTTTTTAATAAAGGTAACTGTTTTTCCCAATGTTTAAAAACACCGCCTTGTTTAATTTCTTTGTAAGTATTAATAACTCTTCTAAAGTCTGATAAATTCCATTGGTCTACAGACTTAGTAACAGGGTCAAAAGGGTCTATATATGTATAAAGCCCCATTAAAGTTCTATTTAATTTTTCCATATTAAAATTAGGGTCTGTTACAATCAAATTAGCAAATTCAGATACAACTTTAGATTGTTCTGGAGTGAGTTTCCCTTTACGCATATTTTCCATACCAACAATATCGCCTATTAAAGAGTTTCCTATTTCAGGCTCTAGTATTTCTCTATATCTTACTTCAGGGTCAAATAGTTCAACTACTTTACTTTTTTCAAATTTTTCTATATGCTTTTCAACTTTAGGGCTTATTTTTGGTGCTTTTCCAGCCTGTTTATAAAACTCATTCATAGATTCAAGAAACTTTTTAATATTACTACTAGAAACTTCTCTAGAATTAAAAGCAGCTCTAGTGCTTCCAGTTCTTGCCCCTTCTCTTTTATAAAGAAAACGTAATGCATCTTTTTGCATTTCACTCTTATAAGGAAGAGATTCGTAAGTGTTTTTTATTTGATTACTAACATTTTTATTTCTAAAAGAGCTTAATAATAAAGTGTCAAACATATCTTTTGCATATTTTGAAGATAGTCTATTTTTAAAGTCTCTTATAGCATTATCAATTCTTACTTGGTCTAATATTTTAGTTCCAGTAGTTTCAGGAGCTTTACCTTTTTCAGCATTTACTAAATCTAACCATACTTGTATTTCAGGGTCATTTTTTTTAGATGCTGTAGATGTTTCTTCTAAAGAAGATTTTAAAATCCTTCTTTGCTCTAAGTTTGATTTGTCTATTTTTTTAATAAATTCAGCATTCTCAAACATTTCGCTAAATTCTCTGTCTGATATTTTTTGACCAGCTTTAATAGCATCTTTGTATATTTCTAAGATTCTAGAAAAACCTCCCATTTCCCAAACTGAATTTTCTAAAAACTCTTCTGTTGTTTTTACAAATTTATCAAGCTTTTCTTTAACTTGCTTTTGATTCATTTCAGGTGTAATTTCGTGGAAATAATCTTTTATATCTGCTTTTCTAAACTCTTTAATAATATCTGCAGGATTAGATTCGGACATAAGTTCTCTTTTGTAAGAATTTTGTAATTTTTTGTCAAACATAAAAGTTATTTGCTTGCTTTCTGGATAATCTAATTTAGTTCTGTCTAAGAGTTTTTTAAATACATCTTTCTCAGGTAATGATTTCATTAACTTGTTATAATCATTTAAAGTTTTATTATAAGAAGTTTGATTAACTCTATCAAATATAGACATTCTTAAATCTACACCTTGCATCATTTTAGCCAATCTAGGTAACGCTGTGTTCATTTCTGGCTCAGTTAACTTGTCTATTCCTTTAATTAATTCTTGTTTTTGGTCATATGTAAACTTCTTTCCTGTATTAAAATCTTGACCATAAAATGCTCTATTAATATCAGAAAATAAATTAAATCTACTTTGTTTTGTTATATTAGGAGCGTATAATCTTTTTATTGCTATAGTTGATTTAGGATAATCAAGAAAACCACTTCCAGCACTTAAAAAAGAATAATTTGACTCCATCCACCCACGTTCAGGATGAAGTATTTGCACTTTAGGTTTTTGATAATATGCGTCAGTAAGAAGACGTGATATTTGTTGTCTATTTATAAGGCCTAATTCATTAGCTGGGTCAGCAGTAAATCTTATCAAAGCAGAAGATAAAGTTAACTGTCTTAATTTATCAATTTCACTTGTCTTTGGTGCTCTAATAATTCTATATGTTGTTTGTTCATTTTCAGGAATCGTTTTATAAGCTCCTGTTTTAAAATCAAATTTTTTCGAAATAGTACCCTCTTCTACTACATCAACTCCTGTTTTATCCCTTTTGCCTATTTTTATAGGGCTTTTAATAACAGAAGCCCAAGCGGCTCTATGATTTTGTGTCATGCTAACTACATCTGACATTAAAGCCCTTGAACTAGCAGTTTGTTCGCCTACAAAACCTCTTAATGTAGGAGAAAATTGAGCATACGGAAAAGCATCGTTTTTATTTATAGTATAATTAAATATATTTTCAGGTATATTTAATTCTTTTATAGTTTCAGGATTTAACACTACTTCATGATGGTGCATGTCTTTTACTTGGGAATAAACAGGTTTTTTAGGAGGTTGTTTTATATATAAAGGAGCAAATATAACTGTTCCATCAGATTGCTTTACATTTTCTGCAGTTCTATGTGTATAAATATCTTTATAGGTAGCGCCTTCTTTGTTTGTTTTTTCAATAGCTTTTCCTTCAATTAATCCAAATGATTTTAAAATATCTTTAGCAGGAGTTTTACCTTGTAAATATCCAGGAGGAGCAACACCTCTTGTTTTCTTTCCAAGAAGTCTTGCTACTTCAAGACCTATCATATCAGCCCCTAACTGGCCTCCACTTCTAACAAATTCAACATCTTTTAACCCTTCTTTTAAAGCTGCTTCTATATTTTTCTTAGTAATGTTTACATCTTTATCTGGATATACTTTTAAACCTTTAGGTCTAGAACCAGCTACATTTATTTCTTTAATTCCAAAACGTTTAATAAAATCTGCTAATTCTTTTCCTGTAGGATTGACTATGTAAGGTTTATTATTATCATTTGCAAAACGAGCAGTAAGACGACTTCCAGGGCTTTCAATATCGGTAGGAAATACTTCACCTCTACTTGTAAATTCATCTTTCTGATTTTTATACATTTGAAGCCATTCTTGTTTCATTCCTTCGCCAGAGCCATCTGCTCTTCTTCCTCCAAAATACATAAATGCACTATCTGCATCAAGGTCAGCACCACCTAGTTTTTCCATAGCTCTTCCATGTATTAGTATCCCATGGTCTTTTATACCAGAAAAACCTGCAAATCTTAACACCTGTGCTCCTGAAGCAGAATCCTGTGGAATTCTTACTGTCAATCCATCAAAAAGAGATTTATATTCATTTTTTTCAAAACCAGTTGATTTTTGATATTTATTCCAAACTTTTTGTAAAGTAGACCATTTATTTGTCAAAGGGTTATAAAAAGGAGTATCAAAATATAAGTCTCCTAAAACAACAAGCTCATCTGCTTTTACTCCATGTTTTTTAATAGCTTGTGCATCGCTGTCAAACTCAGGATACTTTACATCTAATTCAAACTCTGTATAAGGCCTTAATCGCCCTTTTATGGAGTTTTTAACTCTAGGGCTCATTACTTTATCAATAAGCCAATTTTCCACTGCTTTTTCAACAAATTCTTTAGTATACTTCCCGTGAAATAAAGGAAGAGCTTCTCGCCCTAAAGCAGATGCGTGTTTTATTATATTATCAGCAGTAGTCGTGAACTCTGCAATATTTTGCATACTATCTGTAATATTACCATAAAAAGATTCTCCTTCTAACATAAGTCGTTCTTGTGCTTCTCTTGAAACATTCATCATTTCTAAAATCATTTCTTGAGAAAGTTTTTCATATTCAGGTTTAGTTAAAATATCCTGTATCTCTTTTACTCCCATATTATGGAAATGTTCTTTGACTATTTCAAATTCTGTTCCTGGAATAGCCACACCTTTTTCTGCCAATTCTTTTTTATAAAGAGTTAATTCAGTATTCGCTTCTTTTGTTCCTTTAAAAGATTCCCCTACTAAAGTGTCAAAAAAGTCTAATGGAATTTCTTTTGAAACATTTTTCATTTCAGCATTAGGTAAGATTAAAGTTTGTTTAGGCATTGGTATTCCTTTATAAACACCATTTTTAATACCTAAATTTGAAGGACCATCATAAACTCCGTAATTATACCTAAATGAACCAGGGTCTATTTCAAATATTTCAGCCCCTTCTACTAATAATTCATTTTTAGTAGTTTCAATTTTAATTATATCTTCAAATCTATTAGCAGTTTCATTATATATATAATTGCCTTTACCTTCTTTTGTCATGGTATTAGCAAATTGTATTTTAGACCTTACAGGGTCAAACATATCTACCATTTTTCCTGTTTTTTTGTCTTTTTTAAGAAATGCGTCATTTCTTCTTATTATTAGCTTTGAGCCTAGTTGAGTAGGGTCAGTAGGATTAGGGGTGTCTACATAAGTATTCCATTCTTGTTCTATTTCAAAACCTGTTTTTATAATTTTCTTTTTAGTTTTGCCACGTTCAAATTTATATCCGCCTGCTTTAATATTACCTGTTTGTTTGCTAGATGTATCATAAATAATGAAATTTAAACCATCTCCTAATTCGGGATTATTTGTCTTAAAGTTTCTCATCGCTTCACTAAGTTCAGGAGAAGTATTATGAACCATATGCTTCAGCATTAAAGGGCCGTCCATAACAATAGATTTTTCATTTCCTTGAACATATTTAGAACCTCTATCTAAATGCAGAGCATCCATTGTTTTCATTTCAGACAATGTTGCACCATCTCTAATTTGTTCCATTTCAGAATTAGTTAATTCTAATAAGTCCTTTAAAGCCTTTTTTGTTTTAACTATAATTGCTTTAAAATTACCTTTATTTGACAAATTCAATCCTAGTGTATTCATTAAAGCTTTGTCGCCTCTCCATCCAGAGTTTAAAATAACTGGCAATCTCTTATTCATTTTAACTGTATTGTCTATAAAGCCATCTTTACCTATAAATTGATTCATCGGAAGTCCATTAATATCTTCGTGATATTTTAACATAGACTTCATTCCTCTTATTTCTTGCTCTCTAGTAAGCCCATAATTTTCTTTTCCATATTTAACAATTTCATTTAACATATCTGTAAATTTCTTATCAGTAGGCAGTTTTACTGTATCAGTCATAGGATGATATTTGACAAATACCAACCTATCTTTATCGCCTTCTCCTCCCCATAGATGCATATTGTGCATTTCTTCCATATCTTTAACAATGTTTTTAATAGCATTTTTTTTCATTTCTTTTGCTTTTTCAGAAATCTCTTCATAGGTTTTATATTTATTTTCCCCTTTTGAAGTTAATTCTGATTCTAAATAATGAGAAGCTTTTTGCTCAAATCTAATAAGCTCAACATCTTGTCCATTAAATAAAACAGAGTCAATATATCCATTTTTAGGACCAGCAGTTATTTTAGGACCAGCAGTTGGTTTAATTTGTTGTTTAATAGGAGCTGGTTGAGAAACAGGCTCTGTTAATTCAGGGGCAAATTTAGTTCTTCTAAATGTCAAACTTAATCTA